CCACAGACGCCAAACCTTCCATTGGCATCTGACCCGAACCTTGATATCACAGGGTTCTTATATCGTTCATTAGATTTTCTACGAAAGGAGTTAAGTTACAGTGGAACATACAAGCCAAGCAGTAGCGACACCCGCCCAGACAAGCTCTCCGATGCCGACAAGCGCCGCTCCGAGCTCGGCCTCGCAACCCGCGATGAGCGCCCCGTCCGGTTACCAGGTGTCACCTTCACAGGCGGTGCAAGCGGTACAGGCACAAGCGCCGCAGCCCCAGGCTTACCAACAGCAGGCGGCCCCGCAGGCTTCGGTGGGGACACCAGCGCAACAGGCCAATCCGTGGCAGCAGGCATTCCAGGCGCTCAGCGCAAGTCTGAATACGCCCAGCCAATCCCAGGCCCAGGTACCACCCTCGGCTTATCAGACGCCGACACCTCAGGCCAATACCCAGGCGCAATGGGCTTCTCAGGTCCAGGCACCCCAGGTGCAGCCGACCTACTCTCAGCAAGCTTCAACCCAGGCTTATTCGGACCAAGCGGTGCAGCAAATGCTGGCAATGCAAAGCCAGCAGCAAAGCCAAAGCGCACCCGCAAGCGCTCCTGATTCCTACCTGAGCCAAATCTCTGATACTTCCCTGGAAGTTCTGGAGCACTTTGGCGCTGAAGCCCCTGCTCTCCTTAACCAGTACGCTTGTGCTGTTGAAGATGCTCTGATTGAGCAAGTGCAGCGTGGTCAGGACATGCACCTGATGCTGAATGCAGCTGGTGAAGAGCGTGCAGCAATGAACATCATGCTGACCGACCCCGACGTCCTTGCCGATTACGTCAATGAGTTCTTCGGTCCCGAAGGTCCGTATCCGACTGAAACTGCTGAAGAGACTGCTGCTCGTGAACAGTACGAAGCAATGGCTCAGTTCGAAGAGGAAATCGAACAGCAAGAACAGCGTCAAGTTCCCGCCAATTTCCAGCGTCCTCAAATGGAAATGCCGACTCCTGGTCAACAGGCACAGTCGCAAGCTGGTGAGTTCTGGGGTAACTTCTCTGAGATGATGGATACCAATCCTGAGAATGCTTGGCAGTATCTCGCCCAAGCTCCCAACGGCTCTTTCCAAGCTAAGGCTCTCATCCAGGACATGTGATAAGTCGTAGGGGGTTCTTAAGTGAATCCCCTACAATGTAATTATTGAACGTAAGTGAAAAATGCCGCAACGTATTACTGAAATGGCAGGTGCACAGTTCGCTCCTCATGCGACAACAGCATTAGGTATTGCTTCTGAGCAGCGTGGTTTAGGTGGAATGGTTCCACCAAACCAAGGATTAACCAATCAAGATGATACGGGTGCGTATTCCAAGTCATTCGTCAATGCGCAAGGTCAGCGTCAGATGGAACTTGAGATGCAGAACGTGCGGCAAAATACTATGAGTGCTGCTCCTCAGGCTGCTGCAAATGCTATGGGTCAAGTGCGCAAGCAAACGACCGAGATGTCAAGCGCTGCCAGTACTGAGCAGCAGTTCATGAATTCCTATATGGCTGACATTCTTGAGCAGCAAGGTGGCGGACAACACTTGATGGCACTGAACTCTCGGATGACTGGACCTGAACAAGACCAGTTCGCAACTAACATCGCAACCTCACGAAAACAGTTCGAAGGCCAAGCACCTGAGCTGGGACAAATTGAGACCGAAGCTAATCGTTATATGGCCTAATTTACTACAATTAATAGTAGTGAATAAGTAATGCCGTGCGTTTAGCGGGTGAAAATACAAAGCAAGACCCTGAGGTGTTCCAAACAATTTGGAAGCACCTTAAGTCTGATGGCATGGAGGACCAGGCTGCTAATCATATGACAGCAGAGATGCTGCATCATGGCGAAGACTTTGAAAGCTCGATTGAACAATACGAACGTAATCTCAGTAATTTTAAAGAGAAAGGGTTTAACAAACACGCTGCCCAAGCAATGGCAGTTGAATCATTAGAGAGCGGCGACAATCCTGAAGAGAGCCTGCGATTTGCACGTATTTATGGTTAATTAGATGCCCTAGAATGGGACGTAGTGAATTATATTGTGATGGAAGAATTTATTGTAGAATTACCTCTGCACGATGAAGTATATATTGAAACTCCTCATGGAGAGGAGCATCACAGTGTATTAGAGAATGACTTACTGGGATATTGGATTGATTTTGCATCAAAACCAATGATGGACGATGGTGTTATTAAATGGAATAGTTCAAGTAAGAAAGAACGTCGATTTCTCAAGAAGGTATTTGCTCAGTTAGAAGATGACGTCACAGGATTGAATTTTAAAAAAGTAAAGAACCCAGAGATTGCAGAAATCTTATTTAGAAAAACAGAGCGATTTGACAATTACTTCACTCTTGGTCGTGCTGAGTGGACACCTAAGGACCCACGTTGGAAGCTAACAGTTCGTCATGATATTCAAAATCGAAGAAGTACATTAATCCATGAATTAGGTCACGCTTTAGGTCTTGGGCATCCTGAAGACCATGAAGCAGAAACGGACACGATCATGTCATACAACCGCGACAAATTATCTCGCTATTTCTTTCCCAAAGACCTGGATTACTTGACGGGAATATATTCTTCCTGATAGACTAAAGTATCAGTGAAGATTGCATATGTCCCAACCGAAACTATCAGGTGATTCCGTTCGTGCCTATCTGCGTGACATCGGACGTATTCCCCTGTTAGAGCATGACGAAGAGATTATGTTGGGTCGTCAGGTTCAACGGCTGATGGAAATCGAGGAAGCTCGTAAAGAACTTGAAAGCAACACAGGACGTAAAATTGGTGATAAGGAGTTAGCCAATCTAATCTCCGCAAATCATAAAACTTGCATGAAAGAAATTCGCGATGGACGTAGAGCAAAGGACAAAATGGTCACTGCCAACTTACGCCTCGTCGTTAGTGTTGCCAAAAAATACACCAAGCGAAACATGGAACTTTTGGATATCATCCAGGAGGGCACCATTGGTCTCGTCCGTGGTGTGGAAAAGTTCGATCCTGGTCGTGGTTATAAGTTCTCTACTTATGCTTATTGGTGGATTCGGCAAGGTATCACGCGGGCCATTGCGGAGAAATCGCGGGCAATACGCCTACCAATTCACGTTACAGAAAACCTCAACAAACTCAAGAAAGCCCAGCGTGAATTGAGCCAGTTGAACGGACAGATGCCCAGCGTATTTGAGCTGTCCGATTATCTAAACCTGACTGTAGAAGAAATCAAGGATCTGATGTGTAAAGCTCGTCAGCCAACATCACTTGAAATAAAGATTGGCGAGAACCGTGATACAGCACTCATCGACTTACTTGAAGATGAGACACAGTTGCCAGATGCTCTGCTTGAACGAAGGTTCATCAAAGACGACATCCGTGAACTCATCAGCCAACTGCCTGAGATGCAGGCTGCTGTAATCAGTATGCGATACGGCATCGGTGATGAAATCCTGGAGCCAATGTCCATGACGGCAATCGGTCAAATCTTGAATATGTCTCGTGACCGTGTACGCACATTGGAGCAAAAAGCACTGCGCGGTCTGCGTGAAATGCGTGAGGAAGTGATTGGTTATTTGTAATTTACAATAAGAGTAGGTTTAAGCGCTGCCGTAATGGACGTTACTACAGAAGTAAATAGGTCAATTAACTTGATGGGCGGCAGTGGTAGTACTAACCCTGCTTCTTATGCTGCAAGTAAATCACTGAACTATGCGAAGTCTAAGAACAGCTTGCAGAATGCAGCAGAGGAGCGGGTAACTGCTATTCCATATACGTTGAGTTATAAAGACAGCGTTGGGTTATTTGGTGCTGAGAACGTATTTGTAAAAGTGCAGCTGAATATCCAAAGCGCACGCTCAGCATTTACTAATATCCAATCACCAGAAGGCGACTATATGCCAGTCTGGACCTTTCCAGAGACTGATACGGTTAACTTCTACGAGACTGGTGAGTTTGACTTCTTTCAAGACTTAAGTCCTGTTAATACATACGACCCATCAACCATCAGTAACGACTTATCCGCATATCAGATACCGTACGTCCGTGTCGACTTAGCAAACCTAAAGACAGGGAATAAGTTTATCGACAGTTGGTTTGATGCTCGTATTTACACCAAAGATAGAAAAGAGTATGAATACGACACTATTTATATGGGCATCAACGACTATTTTTATTTAGGGTTCCACGCAAGAAATACCCGCCGCTTACCGTACAACGTTGAAGTAACGATTGGCGACGAGTATTTGGAATACTACGATATGACTGATGCTCAGCGCAGAATGACTGCTTAGTCAGCAGCAAGAATTTCCTTGCACTCTTTGAGGATTTCAGCCTTGAGTTTGTGATCAACTAAGTCATGACCCTGCTCTAAAGCCCAGTCCAACAGCTGCTGCTTGGTCATGTTGTCCAAGTTTACCTCGTCAGTCTTGACGACAACAGTAGGAACCTCAGGGACGACAGGAGAAGGAATACCAGCAACCGTACGCTTCAGTACAGAACCTCCACTGATTTTGGAGAACTGATATTCAACCAACAGTTCAGTGCTGTTCTCTGCTACGACAGCAACACGGTCCAGACGACAAACGGGGAAGGTAAAGTTACCAAACCCATCGTGCCTGATTTCAAGTGTCATACGGTCGACTGCAGGGACAATCAGACGTACGACAACACCATTCTCAAGAGTAACTTTAAAAATGGCACAGTCGATGTAAGCACCCGGCTTTTTGTTCCACCAGCGCGGAAACTTACTGAAGTTGCCTGCTTTAGGCATGACAAGCTTAATGCCGTCACCTGCGTTAGAGGCAACAGTCTTGCCGCCTTTGTAAACAACTTTATCGGCCATTAGATTTTATTCAATACCTGTATCTATTTTAGACTTTTTCTCTTGCGCACGTTTACGACGCATATAATTACGATTTGAAATTCTCTGACGTTCTTTAGCAACTTTTACTTGCTCTGGAGTATTTTTAGGTCGTCTTTGGCAAGCAGCTTTTGTATTATTTTCTCTTACTGTTATCCACCTTAGGTTATCCGCATGACAATTAGATTTATCTTCGTCAATGTGGTCAATACAGCAATGACCAACCTTCTGTCCATAAGGAAGAGGTGGAGTGTCTAGAAAGGCGAAAGCAACTAACTTGTGAACAAGAATAGTTAAAATCTTACCCTTACCAATTCGTTGAGTGAGTTTAACAGAGGGATAACCACTGTTATGTTTAATGTGTTTAAGAATACGCTCAACAGAACCCTTGCTTGATTTCACTTCGCCTTTTCGATTTATATAGTACTCAATACAAGCTTCATATCCAGGCAAAGTATGGATAGGAACCCACTCTTGCGTATCAATAAATGTGGATAACATAATATTCCCAGACTATTGGTAAATCGTTTCAATAAAGACAATATAACAGCTATTATTTGATTATGCGTATAAGTCGAATACGCCTATAAATCATTTAGCTTACGGAGATTAATCCCAATGTGGATTGACAACGATTTCCCAAAGCTTCTTGGTGCAGAACTCTACCGTCCTCATCCTGCCTACATCATTGAGATGGCAGTTGAGCCCGTAGTTGTACACGATTTCTCGAAGCAGCCTGGTCAAACGGTGCAGCTCGATCGGTACCGCTTCTGGGGTAAGCCTGGCACCAAGGAGTCCCGTGAGCGGACCGCCGACCAAACCCTCGGCACAGCTTCCGCCCGCAACATCGTGAAGGACAAGGTGCTGGTCACCCTGCGTGAATACACTGGTCCCGCTGATACTCGCGATTCCGCCCAACCCTCTACTTTCAAGGTCGCTCGTGAGACCCTGATTACCGCTCAGCGTCTGCTGCTTGATACCGGCAACCTGAACGTCTTCCACCAGTCCATTGGTTCTCTGACCCTGCTGGACGACTATCGCCGCTGGCGCGACCGTGTGTTCGCCAACGAACTGCTGAAAGCTGAAGCCAACGGTAAGGCTGATGACGAGCAAGGTGGCTACTACCTCCCCGGCGACAAAGCCAAGGGTGGTTCCGGTGGCACCCTGGGTGTGACCTATGACTCCGGCGAAAGCGCCAAGTTCGACGTCACCACCGACCTGCTCGAAGTCGTCAAGGACATGCGTAAGCGCAACGTCCCGACCTTCGCCGACGGTTACTACCGCTGCATCGTGGATCCGACCGCGATGATGCACCTGCGTCAGAACTCTGACTTCCGCGAGATTGCTCGCTATCCGGGCCAAGGCATGATTAACCCCATGCAGCCCAACGCAGCTCCCAACGCCAACTTCTACCAAGGCATGGGTCCTGCTTACGGTCAAGCCGGCTTCGTTGCTGGTCAACCCGTTATGCCGACAGGCTTCCTCTTCGAGGGTGTCCGTTGGTTCGAGTCCACCAACCTGCCTGAGACTTCCTACAACCTCGTGGTTACCGATGCCGCTGCTGGTGCTGCTGATTACGGCGCTTCCCAGCTGATTTTCTTCGGTCCCCAGGCTGTCGGTGTGGGTATCGGTGGAAACAACGCTCAAATCCTGCTGAACAACAACGACGACTTCAGCCGTTTCATCATCATGATTTGGAGCCTGTTTGCCGGTTTTGAAGTGCTGAATAAGGACTTCATCACGGTTGGTTACTCTTTCGTTTATTGATAGGAGGTAACTAACAATGTCCG